GCGTGAGGAGGTTGAAGGGGCGCACAGCACCTATAACCGGTTGAAGAAAGAGGGGAAACTCGAAGATGCTCGTAAGTACAAGGAGAGCCATAAGAACCTCCTAAACGAGTCTGTGCATCAGAAGATGAACCACTTAAAGACTGAGACGGATAAGATTCATGCAACTACCCGTAAGATTCTAAGTAACAAGAACCTATCTTCGGAGATAAAAGCAGAGAGAGTGCGGGCTCTCGAAGCGAAGGAGCGTAGGCTCCTGTCACACATCCAGACTTTATACGATAAAGTCCATTAAAAGAGAGGGGGCTTATCGCCCCCTTTTTTACCCCATCTGCATGGTATCTAACACTAGTGCCATGACAGCAGGACTATCCTGCACTGTGCCTGATGACATCCTAACCTTAGACGTATCGAGTAGGATGCCTATTTTCTTTAGGTCATCTATAAGACACTTATACGATATCTGCTTCTTGGCACACCATGACTTCATCACTGACGCTATGATATAGGCTCTATGCGTATCTGGCTCCCTGCGTATCACAAGAGCGCCGCGTGGAGTTTCAATAGGAACACCTAATGTGCCAGCAATGGTAGGAGGTTTACTGTTTATCACAAGCTGGTTTTGCATATGCTCTGACATGAATAACCCTAAGTTAGCCGACGCTTTTTCTTCTTGCACTTTCTCTACCTTTCTTGCGTGTCCTAACTTCTTAACTAAATAGTCAATCACAGGTTCAACTGGGATGTTAATAATACCAAGTTCATTAGCAAGGTTTCCACCAAATATTGCAGTAGCAACTAAAGCAGAATAGTATCGGTCTCTTTGGAATAGATTAGCCTTCATATCAAACTGTCGTTGGCACTCAAATAAATCGTTAACAGAATCCTCATAGTTATCCAATATAGCCTGTGCAATGATATCCCCTGCATGACCGTAATTGTTTACAAGGTCTCTACTAAATAGCTGGTCAGACTGTTGCTTCGTTAATGAATCAGCACGGACTACTTCAAGTTCTAAGATACGCAGTATCTCGCCTTCTGGGTCAGCCTTTAATGTTTGCAGTACCTCATGCAAGCTGTTGTTACCAGACGTGATGCAAGGCATAGACCATGTCGTATTGTTAATCCTTTCGATGTTAGCAGAAGAGCTCATACGGTTTCTACCACGACCGTTAGTAATACCAAACGCCAAGTCACTAATCTCATCAGCAGGTAAGTTAGTTAGCTCATCAATACAGAGAATAAGGTTTTGGATAATACCCATACGTTGATACTTAGCAAGAATCTTATCGTCATTTACTAGCATGGTTTTCGTAGGGTGTCCCCATACGCTATTAGCTACATACTGAATAGTTGATTTACCTACACCTGATGAAGCGTTAGTTAAGTGAAGCATTGCACCGCCTAGTGAGAACACCTTAAACATCGGTGCGCCAAGACTTAGGAATAGTGCAAACGCTCGCACTTCATTTCCAGGAAGCCCATAAGTATTCACTACGTTAGACCAAGCTTCGAGTGACCCTTCTTTGGTGTACACCTTAGCGGCTTCCTGTGTGGTGGCTGAGGGCGGACTGTATTTAGGTGACGAGGCTTTAGTCATCTCCCGTGCACCAACAACAAACGATGTATTGTCTGAGTTCCATCCGAACTGCACTCTAACGTGCTCTGCTTTAGTTGTGTTTTGCAAGTGTTTAGTCCACGCTACTAGGTACGCCATAATCAGTTTCATCTGATTGGTATGGGCGGCAATCCCTTTATGAGATAGAAGCTCACGACATTTGTCTCCTGCCGTTACAGTTGCAAGAGGGGCAATAAAATCACTCACGCCGTCATGTGGGCGGATAAGGCGCATATGCAGAACCTCTCCATCGTTTGGGTCACTGCGTCTACCCACTACATAAAAATCATTTTCATATACCAGCGTCTTATCGGTCTCTTCACCATCACCAGAGTCGAGTACGCTTTTAACGTACACACCGCCGTTAGGACCTCTAGTGTATGGGTATGGGTATTTGGGAATCTCTATATCAATTGTGCCAAGCTCTTTACTCTCTGCGGTAATCAGATTATCCGAAGGTGATGCTTCTAATATGTCTCTACCAAGCATTAGGGGTGTTGTTATAGTTCCAGAGTGCTTACACCCTACGCATAATTCTGGGTTAATAGTTGCAAAGGTTTCACATAGATGCGGACCTTTAATGAGCCATGCTTTTCTCTCTGTTTCAGCAGGATTGTATTCATCATGTGCACACGATATCTTGTGTATCGCTGTTTCTTTATCTACACAGAACTGAGCAATAGAAAGTCCTGCTCTCCATAGAGGTTCTGGAATATCGTTCTGGTTTAAGTATATGTTTGCCATCTGTGCACAGCCGCTACCACTAAGGCTTTTGTGCATAACCCGTGAGAACTTATATATGATGTTTCCCAGTAGCGCACGAGTCGTATCGTTTAGCGTTACATTAGAAGCGGCGAGCTCTGCTTGTGCTAGGGGAGTTAATATATCTCTTGGCGTTAGTGCATCTCTGAAAAGCTGTATTGGGTTAGAGGGAGATACTGCAATAAGCTCTACATCTACCGCGTCACCGCGTTTAAAATTCTTTGTCTGAGGTACACGCAGAATACGTGCGCCGTCAGTTGTGATACCCATATCTTTAACTTGGAACTTCTCAGCTATCATACGGTCAACTAAAGCTATAGCTAAAGGTTTCCATTCGTTATAGTCAACTGCTTCTGTGAATGACCAGTAAATATGCAGTCCGTAACCCGATGATACGATGGATGGTTTGGGAAGGCCTACCGCTTTACAAAAATCTTTAAGGGCACTGATACCTGTAACCTGCGATTCATACGCAGTCCCTTTACCGATATCTAAATCTACCCATAGAGATTTAAACAAGTTAACATTCTTAGCACTTCTACTTATGTTCGTATGGTATGTAGCCAAAGCAAAGTAGGCATCTACTCCAGCCGCTGTTTGGTCGTCTGCCCAAGCCTCTACTTCTTCAAATGTGTTAAAGAATACTTGGGTAGTTCTTTTATTGATGATCCCTACTGCGCAATACAAACCTCCTTGCGCTACTACTCTATTAAAAAAATCTATCCTGTTCATGGCTGTACCTAAAAATGGGGGTAAAAAAAGGGGCGGTGCTATCCGCCCCTTCTACTGGCAAGATGCTTAGTCAGCCCATTCAGCCAATGTGCTTTCAAGGTCAGTAGGGTTAGCTATTGTAACCGCTGGTTTCTTCTCTCTTACTACAGGTTCAGATACTGGAGTATCTTTAAACAAGCCTTGAGGTACTGGTTTAGGTGCAGGAGCGAGTTGCTCTTCTTTGCGTGAGGGTGAGAAGCTGGTAGTAATAGCTTGGATAGCTTCTATTGATGAACCCTTCTCAAGCACCGCTTCAATCTCTGCCTCATCTAAAGGGCGTACTGCACGGAATACCATTTTAGGTGTTGCAGAGTCTGTATCAAATCGAAGCTCGGTTACTACGTCAGTGACGTTCATGCCATGACCAGCTAGTTGCTTGGCATACTGGAAAAGAGGCATCTTACCGTTCTCACCTTTACCGAAGAGAGACGTTGCCGCAAGAGTCAGTTCATACACATCCCCGTGCATATCATTCTCAAGGAGTACCGCAAGGCGGTGCGTGTATCGGCAAGCTCTACCATTACCTTGACCAGACCCAGCGATGTTCATTGAGCAGGTATCGCAGTTGTGGTTTTTAGGGCTTTCAATAGAGGGGCTCGGTGATATACCGTCTGAACTCCAGCAGTCGGGTGCGGCTACTACACCCTCTTGATAAGCCCTTGCATAGTATTGACGTGTTGTATTAGGAGCCGCCGCCGCAATGATGATGTTCATTGCACGGTCTTCGTTCTTAGCAACTTCATTACCCCCTACGAGTAAGCGAAAGATACCGCCTTTTACAGAGATGCGGCGAGCATCAGATGCACCGCCCATAAGTGCTTTGGTTGTTTCACTCAATTCTCTTTTTGCAATATGTGCTGGAATTGCCGCGCCTGTTGTGAATAAACTCATTTCATTAGCCATGTGTATGTGCTCCTTTTAATTTAACGATTGTGGTTTTTCTTGAGATTAGTGCTTCTACCTCTTTAGCACTTAATAAATATTCATTACCTCTACGGTAAGAACTTAGCTTGCCTGTATTTCGCAACTTAGAAACATACTGCCTAGAGCAGTTTAGTATTCCCATTACTTGGCGAGTTGTCAAATATACTTCTTCATCATCTTGCGATTCCATATCATTTCCTTCTAACGGTTATGGCATATTTACTATCAATATTCATGCCTGGAGGCATGAGGTTAGGGTTTTCTTCTAAAAAGGATTTCATGTTTGTCTGGTGCACTCGTTGCTCGAGTAACTCAAACGCATCGTTCTCCTTAATAAAGTTTTTCATACTGTTCCAATCGCTTGTCCAGTATCGTGTTTTAACTGTCCGTGTTACCGTACCTGCTGAGGTCTTAAGTCCGTCTGTCCCCGTTTCTTTACAAAGCTCAAGTAGAGCTTGTTGTACTACATCTTGTTGCTGTTTAATTCTATCATCTGCTTCATCAAACTCTCGTTGCAGTTGTTGCCTTGCATCTCGCATCTTTATGTAAGCCTTGACGAGTTGTTCTACATTTAATGTGCTCATGTGATTCCTCGTATCTTTCTTTGAAAGAGATTATATTGTACACCATTATAGCCCCCATGTCAACTGATGACATCTTTATATAAATCTAATAACTTAGTCTGAGCTTCACCTTTATCCTCTAGTACGTTTAAGATTTTCTTCTCTACGGGTGAGCCTACAAGATGCACCACGCTACATCTATTCACTTGCCCTGCACGATGGATACGCGCATTGGCTTGCTTATATGTTTCCAGTGAAAGCGTTACGCCCCACCAGACAATCGTATTTGCCGCGTGCAAAGTTACCCCATGCGCCGCCGCTTGCGGTTGAATAACCAGAATCTGTGGGTTAGGCGAAGTTTGAAATGCATTGAATAACTCAGAGCGTTTGTTTGCATTGATACCACCGTGAATAACGCCTACGCTGTACCCCACATCTAAGAGTATCTTCTCTACTATCTCTATAGTGTGCTTGAACTGCACGAACACAATCGTCTTATGTGATGTCTCTTCTACTATACTCAGTAACTCTGCCGCACGAGCCTTCACATCAAACTCAATCACTTCTCCAGTATCTGAGTACACCGCCCCAGATGAAAGCTGTAATAGTTTGTTTAGAGCAACTGCCGCATTAGCTGCTGTGATTTCTTCACCTGCCGCCTGCATGAGCATCTCTTTCTTGAGGAGTTTGTAATACTTCTCTTGTTGCGGCGACAGCGGTACATCTCTTGTCTGATACGTTAGCTCTGGCAGGTCTAAACATTCTTCTTTGGTAAACCGTATTGCAGGTTGCATGAACCTGTGAACTATTTGCTGTGCATCTGGACGGTTCTTAAACGTAAACTGCGATGTGCGTATCTGCACCATATCTCGAAACGCATTGAACGCTCTGGGTGTCTGCTGGGGGTTAACCAGTTTAATCAGTCCATACGCATCTACTGGTGACTGCGCCGCAGGTGTACCCGTTAACATCCAGAGCCATGTGTCTGCAGTGACTAGACGGTTCATTGTTTTCCATCTGCGAGTTGCGACATTCTTCAGATGCGTAGCTTCATCTACTACAATCAAATCAAAGCCACCTTCTGCAATCTCTTTCTCTACTATCTCAACGCCATCAAAGTTAATAATCACTATCTCTGCACCGCCCTTAATAATCTGAGCACGCTTCTCTCTACTACCATGTGCAATCTCAACTGAGCGATGCATGGCTGTTTTAAATAAGTCTTTGCGCCATGCCGCGTCCATAATAGATAGAGGGCAGACCACAAGTATACGGCGTATAACGCCTAGGTTCATTAGGTAGTCAGCCGCCCAGATAACAGAGTTAGTCTTACCCGTACCCATCTCATTAAGGCAGAAGGCTCTACGGTTAAGCGTTAAAAACTCTGACGTTACTCGCTGGTGGTCAAAGGGTTTATACATCCCTGTCCATGTGTACTGTGTGCGAATAGGTGAGGGTACATTCTTAATACCTATATTGTTTAGTATATGCGCTTCACCTAGCCCAAAGTTTACCCACACTTCTGCCGTACCAAAATCGATATTTTTAATTTTACTTTTTGTAACCACGCTCGTAATAGCATCGGGGTTTGTGGTCTTGATAGACAAGACCTTGTCTTGAATCACTTGTATTTCCATTGTCACTCCGTCAGCCCCTTAAGGGGGCGAATCATTTATCTTCTAATACTTCAAATAGTTGGGGTTTGTTTCTATCTCTATTAAAGTACCACGCTCTAATTTTATTTAGGCACATCTTCCGTTCGCTAACACGAGTTCTAAGAGACATTGTACATAGAGCGTCTATGTGACGCTCCACTAGGCTCTCAGGTAAACCAGACTCCATTGCAATAATCTGCACTGACTTTACAGATACTTCCATATTATTTCTTCTTAGGTTTAGCTTTCTTTGGTGGTTCGTTCTTCTTCATAGTGTGGTCGCTGTTACGTTGAAACGAACGGTTTACTTCTGGTGCTCTAAGACGTAGGTTGTCTTTACCAT